CCCCGAGCCCCACCTACAAGACGCTGACGCTGCAGAATCCGCTGGCGGTGGCGTCCGGTGGCACCAACGCGGCCAGCGCGAGCGGCACGGCGCTGGACAACATCACGGGATTCTCGAGTACGGGCTTTCTCACGCGCACGGGCGCGGGGGCCTACGCATTCCAGAGCCTGACGAACGGCATCACGTACGCGAACCTCGCGCAGGCGGCCGCGAACACGGTGCTCGGCAATGGGACTGGCTCGACGGCCACGCTTACGGCGCTCGCGATGCCGAGCTGCAGCACGAGCTCGAGTGCGCTGAACTGGACCACCAGCGGCGGCGCCAGTGCGTGGACGTGCAACACGTCGATCAACGCCTCGAGCCTTGGCGGAACCGCGGCGGCATCGTACGCACTGCTCGCTTCGCCGACATTCACCGGCACGCCGGCCGCGCCGACAGCAACAGCGGGCACGAACACGACGCAGATCGCAACGACTGCGTTTGTCAATACGGCGGTTACCGGCGGCTCTTACGCTGGATCGTTCACGACGTTGGCCGCGAGCGGGGCGATCACGCCGTCGCAGACGAATGGCATCGTCGGAACGACGACGAACAACAACGCGAACGCGGGGAGCGTCGGTGAATATGTATCCGCTTCGGCAACAAGCTTGGCGCTCACGAATGCAACGTCTACGAACATAACCAGCATCTCGCTAACAGCAGGAGACTGGACGGTCGAAGGCTCGATGAACTTCACCGCTTCAGGCACGAACCTGAATGCGTTTGCCGCAGGCTCCAGCACCACCTCGGTGACTCTTCCGGCAACCGGGCTTTTCGCGTGGGCGAACATAACGGGGCAGGGCAGCGCAACGGTGGCTATCCCACCCCAGCGGTTTAGCCTGGCATCCACCACTACGGTTTATCTGGTCGCGTCGGCAAATTTCACCACGGGAACGGTCACCGGCAACGGTTTTATCTGGGCTCGCCGCGTTCGCTAGACTTCCCGGAACTTCCCGCGAGTTCTTTTTCATCGCGGGAAACTGCTCTACAAATTGCGCAACCCTGATCAGGAGATCATCGTGCGCAAAACCACTCTGGCCCGACTCATTGGCCTTCTCTTCCCGGCCATCGGGCCCGGTCAGCTTCCGAATATTCAGGATCTGGGCGCGCTGCCGGATCAGACCAGCCTCATCAACGCGATCCTCGGCATCAACCCGCTGCAGGAAGCGATCTACAACACCGCAGCCAACACGTCAGCGTTCACCGCGACGGGCCAGCAGATCTCCGGCGCGGCGCAGGTGTTCTTAAACCTGACCGGCACGCTCGGCGCCGGCGCCGCGCTCACGCTCCCGACGGTCGCAGCACTGATTGCCGCGCTCCCGTCCGCCGTGCAGGCCAATCCGGTCGGCATCACGTGGCAGCTGCGCGTGATCAACAGCTCGAGCGGTGCGTTCGCGTGGACCGTCACGACGAACACGGGCTGGACGCTCGGCGGCACACAGTCGGTCGCGCAGAACACCTGGCGCGACTTTGTCGTCACGATCACCAGCCCCACGACCGCCTCGATCCAGTCGGTCGGCACCGGCACGCAATCGTAAGAGGCCCCATGAGCAAGCTTCTGCGCCGCCTTCTCGGTCTCCTGTTCCCGGGCGTCGACGACGTCGATCCGGTCGATCCGGCTGCGGACCCGGATCCCGTCGATCCACCCGCGGACCCGGATCCCGTCGATCCGGTTGACGACTTCGACTTTGATTTCGTCGAGCCCGCGCCCACTGCCCGCCGCACGACGTCCGACGCGGATCGCCTCGCGGCGCTGGAAGCAGAAGTCGAGCGCCGCGGCCGTCTGGTCGATGCGGGCCGCAGCACGCCGCCTGCTGTCGATCCGGACTTCCAGCGCGAAGAGGAGCGCCTGCGCAATCCCGACACGTCGGAGATGGAGCGCTGGCAGATCCAGTCGAACCGCGCGCTGCGGCAGAACCAGCAGATCGCCGCGCAGGCACTGTTCCAGGCGCAGGACCTCAACGACCGCACCGCGTTCGAATCGAAGATCGCAGCTGACCCGCACCGTGCGCGCTATCGCGACCGCGTCGAGCAGGCCGTGCAGGCCGAGCGCGCGCAGGGCCGCAACGTCTCGCGCGAGGCGGTGTACTACCACATGCTCGGCAAGGACATCGCCGAGGGCAAGCTCAAGCCCAAAGCCAAGGCGAAAGCACCTGCCGCCGACATCCCGCGCGGCAAGCCGGCCAACGTTCGTTCGAACGTGCCGAATGCGCGCGGCCAGACCGAGCACCAGAAGCGCGCCGCGCGTCTGGCGGACATCAATATCTGACCCACAGCACGAGGACACCATGCTGACCAAAATCTCGGCCCTTCTGGTGGGCCTCCTGTTCCCGGGTGTGACGAACCAGTCCACCAGCTTCACGGCCGACGTTGAAGCCTACATTCAGGAAGAGGTCGAACCGCTCGCGCGCCGCCAGCTCGTCGCGTACCAGTTCGGCAAGCCCCTGAAGCTGGATTCGAACCGCGGCACGACGTACACCGCGTCGCGCTACCAGCGCCTGCCGCTGCCGTACGCGCCGCTGCAGGAAGGCGTTGCGCCTCCGGGTGAGGCGATGTCGCTGCAACAGGTCAGCGCCACCGCGCAGCAATGGGGCGACCGCGTGATCATCACCGACGTCGCGAACCTCACCATCAAGCACCCGCTCTTCCAGCAGGCGTGCGAGCTGGTGTCGCTCCAGATGCCGGAAACGCTCGAGCGCAACACGCTGAACACGCTGCTCTCCGCACCGCAGGTGAACTACGCGGGCGGCGCTGCGAATCGTGCGGCGCTCACGGCGTCGAACGTCATGTCGCCGCACGAATCGAACCGCATCTTCGCCTCGATGGCCGCCTACGGCGTGCCGCGCTTCAATGGCGACGAGCGCGAGGACATGATGATCGAGGCCGGCGCGTATCGCGACCCCTCGACCACGCCGCGCGTCAAGCAGCACTATGTGGCGCTCATCAGCCCGTTCTCGGCGCAGGACATGCGCGAGAACTCGTCGGTGCAGCAAGCCTGGGCATACAGCGACGTCAACCGTCTCTACAACAACGAGCTCGGCGACTTCGGCGGCATCCGTTTCTGCGAAACGAACATGATGCCGTACTGGACGGGCGGCCCGCAGATCAACGGCACCGCGTCGACCTCGGGCGGCCAGCTCGCGACCGGCACGTACTACGTTCAGGTAACCGCCGCGCCGGCGCTGACTTCGGTCGAGCAGACGATCTACCAGGTCTCGGCTTCGATCAGCGTCACCGGCCCGACGGGCTCGATCGCCGTCACGCTGCCGTCGTTCCCGAACTACATTTTCAACGTGTACATCGGAACGACGTCGAACCCCTCGAACCTCGCCACGGCGATCGGTAACGGCGTGCCCGTGACTGGCGTGCTCGCCGGCCAGGCCACGCAGCTGCAGCCGAACCAGACCGTGACGCTCACGGGTATCGGCGTCACGCAGACGCCGCCTGCCGCGCCCGCAAACGGCGTGTCGGTGTTCCCCGTGATCTACATCGGCAACCACAGCTACGGTCAGGTGCTGCTCGAGAACCCCGAGTTCCACTACCTGACGGGCGCCGACAAGTCGGACCCGCTCAACCAGACGCGCGTCGTGTCGTGGAAGGTGTTCTACGGCTCGATCCTGCTCAACACGGCCTTCCTGGCCCGCGTGGAATGCGGCTCCGCATTCTCGCCGGGTTACCAGGGCGGTACCGTGACGACGCCGTAAGGGGTGAACCGTGGCTAACGAGTTCGTGAAGCAGATGCAGGTCGCCTCGCTGACGCCGGGCGTCCTGCAGTTCAATGGCATTCAGCCCGCGACAGTCGCCTTGCAGGCGATGGACGGAACGTGCTCGATGACGTTCACGACGAACATGGCTGACCCGCTCACGCAGTACGCCGTCGGCACAACGTTGTGGGTGCGTATCGACGATACGCAGCCTTCCATGACGACACCGGCTGTTGGGCAACCCGCCAGCGAAAGCACGGCGGCGGTTACCACCGCGACGGTCGAAAACATCGGCGCACCGCAAGCGCAATAAACGGAGGACCTGATGGTCGCACGCACCCCGCAGGAGCCGGGCAAGAAACCGGCTCCTGAGTCGGCTGACGCCGACGAACTGCTCGGCGGCAACACCGCACGTGAAGAGACCCGCGACGAGCTGCTCGAGCGCATCAAGGCACTCGAGGCAGAAAACGCCAAGCTCGGCGCAGCCAAGGAAATTGCCGAGGAAGAATCGGCGCGCCTGTCCGCGCAGGCCCAATCGGCGATGCTCACTTCGGGTGTCGTGGAGCGCTTCGCCGGCAAGGCCGAGGACGGCGAGACGGATCTGTGGTTCTACCGCATCGACTTGGCGCCCTGCGGTGGCGACCACCTGAAGATCAACGGCAAGCCGTATCTGCACGGCCACACGTACAAGTTCGACACCGACACCCTGCGTTGCATCAAGGAAATGGTTGCGCGTACGTGGGTGCACGAGAACGACATCAACGGCCATTCGTTCAACCCCTACAAGCAACACCAGAATCGGGTGCTCGGCGGCGGTGCTGCGCCGGCCTGGGCACTCCAGTAATTCTCCACCCCCTGCAAAGGAAAACTATGTCGGCCTCTCAGGAAGTTACGGCTGCAACGGTGATCGGCAACTTCTCGATCACGCTCCCCGCGCCGAATCAGGCGCAGCTGTCCGCCAGCGGTTATCTCGTCGAAGGCGAGGACAAGGCATCGCTCGATGCCCGCATGGACACGGTGCGCGAAGCGCTCCAGCGCCAGCAACGCCTGCTCGAGATCCCCGTGCTCGAGGCGCACATCGAGCAATGGCAGAAGGCCCACGACGACGTCGCGCGCGCCTACGCCGATCTGCTCGAGCGCAGCAATGCCCGCAGCAGCAGCAAAGCCGGCGCGAAGTCACTGTCGAGCCAGGAGCAGACGAACCTCAAAAACTATCCGACGCAGCTCAAGGGCATCGAAGCCGAGCTCGAAAAGGCGCGCAAGAAGATCGCGGACGCGCGCTCGGGCGTCTGATCATGGCTTACCTCCAGGCACAGCAGGTCGTGCAGCGCGCCTGCGCGATCGCCAAAGTCCCCGGCTGGATCCAGCAGGGCGGGGTGTACCTGAATGCTGTCCTGGAGGATCTCTGGCTGCACCGCGATCTGAAGATCAACCGGGTCGTCGAGCAGATTACTGTGCAGGCCAATAATTACGGCCCGTTCACACTGCCGCTCAATTACCTGCGCACGTACGACCTGTTTTTCCAGCAGAACAACCTGCCGTACTTCCTGCACCCGATCTCGCCGGAAGAGTGGGATCAGGAGTTCAAGGACCCCTCGATCGCGAACTACCCGTATGAGTTCATGACGCTGCTTTACGACGAGACGACGGCGCAGGCGAACAACTCGGCGGGGCAGCTCTTCATCTATCCGCAGTCGTCGGGCCAGATCTCGCTTACGCACCGCTACATGGTGAAGCAGCCGGACATCGTCACGCCGGAAACCTCGAGCGTGATCCCGTGGTTCCCCGATAGCCTCTACCTGATCAAACGCACGGCTGCCGAGCTCATGGTCGAGACGGACGACACGCGGCACGACACGCTCATCGCCGAGTGTGAAGCGATGTTGCGCACGCACATCATCATGGAAGGCGACGAGCAGGCTGTCGTCAAGTCGGTGCGGCTCGATCCGCGGCGCTTCCACACGAACCGCACGCTCAAGCCCACGAAGATCACGGACTGAGGTGGGACATGGCGATCCGCAATGGCAAGCCGGTCCGCTTCACGCCGAAGGGCATCTGCGATGCGTTCGACGCGACAGATGCATTCGCGGGCGCGTGCCGCCAGCTCTCTAATCTCGTTTTCGATCAGGGCAATCCGGAGATCGTCGTTTCGCGCCCGGGCGTAGGCTCGGCGCAGACAAGCTTCTCTGGCTTCACTACGCCGACATTCGTGTCGGTGTTCATCGTGATCGGCGTCATCGCCTACGGCATGGTGTCGAGCGCGCGCAATCCGGGCAACGACGAGCCGTTCGCGTACAACCTGCTCACCAACGCGTTCATCACGATCAGCGGCGTGACGTCGGCCAATACGCCCGCGTCGCCCGCGACGAGTGGGCCGTGGACGCCGCCCACGATGGCCGTCGTGAGCACAAAGATCCTCGTGACGCACCCGGGTTTCAGCGGGAGCGGTACGAACTATTTCGGCGTTATCGACATCACGACGCCGAGCGCGCCGGCGTGGTCCTCGACGAACCTCGCGACGAACCCGCTCACGGGCGTACCGACGTCGGTGGCGAATTACAACAACCGCGCGTGGTTTGCCGTCGGCAACACGCTGCCGTTCAGCGACGTGCTCGCGCCGACGACGCGCACGAACGCCTCGCAGTCCGTGACGGTGGGCGACACGACGGCGATCACTGCGCAGTCGG